GAATAATAGATTACGGTGTTTGCAGCCGTCAAAGTAATGCCATAGCCGCCCGTAGAAGGCGTTCCAACTATAAACCGACACTTAGGGTCATCTTGAAAACGTTTAATATTAGGTTGTCTTTTTTCTTGTGGTGTTAATCCATAATAATCAACAATAGACTCTTGCCCATATTTTTTACTAACAGCTTCTATTATATTATTAATATCATATTGATAATGAGCCCAAATAATTGCTTTACCTTCTGTTTCTTCTAAAACATCCATAAGTTCTGTAATTCTATTATTAGCGATCGACTTAGTAGTCCCATCATCTGCTGTAAAATGACCACAAGTTATTTGTTGTAACCGCATTAATTGTGTTAGTGTATTGACTGTAGTAGATTTCTTACCCTCAAGAATAGCAATAGCTTCTTTTTTCATTTGTTCATAAAGTTTTTTTTGATCAGGCGACAAAGTAATATGTCTTTTAATAAATATTTTATCAGGCAAGTCTAAACAATCTTCTTTTAATACTCTATAAGAAAAAGGTTTTAATTTTTCAGATAACTCTGGTAGATTTTTAAAACCGTTCACCACTTGTATTTGTCTACCGTGCATGTGTAACGTTTTCATTTCTGCATATCTATTTCTAAAAGCATAATAAGAAGTAAAATCTAACAACCAGGGACTTAAAAACTCACATTGACTATATAAATCTAAAGGATTTTTAGTAACCGGAGATCCCGTCATTATTCTTCTGTATTTAGCTTCTTTAGATAATGTTAAAATATTTTTAGTTCTTTTGGCTGTTGGTGTTTTAATAGTTGTAGATTCATCAATGGCCATTAAAGTTTCGTGACAATTCATAAATTTAGTTGCAAAGGCCTTACCTTTTTCTGTACTAAAAGCTTCTACGTTCATCACTAAAATATGTAATGATTCTTCTACTTCAAACAAACTTTCTAATTTTTCTCTTTGTTTTTTTGTAATATTTGATTGCCACAAGATAGTCACATTTTCAATGTGATTAGGAAGATGTGCAGGTAATTCGTTATTATACCAAGTGCCTACAACACCTTTTGGTGCAACAATTAAAGCACCATTAATTTTACCTTTATCATACAACATAGACATGTTGTCTATTAATACTTTTGTTTTACCCGTACCCATCTCCATAAAATACGCATACGTTTCATGATTCCATGACTTTTTCAAAGCAGTCATTTGATGCTTATAAGGCAGTGTTTTAAATTTATAATTCATTTTCTTTCTAGTTGACAACATAACAATTCACATTTATATTGTCAAGTCATGAAAGAGAATAAAGTGTATGTAATACAACATATTGCTGGTACTGCTGAAGGTAAACCTAAAATAAATATTATGGGTGCAAGAGAATATGGTGACTTTGAATTTTTATTACCTGAGTTATCACAAATAATATTTTCTCCTGGTCCTTTAATTTTTAAATTAAGAAAAGCTTTAAAAAATTTTACGCAGAAAGATTATTTATTATTAACTGGTGATCCTGCAATTATTGGTGTAGCATGCTCTATAGTCTCTGATATGACAAATGGTAAATACAAGTTACTAAAATGGGATAAGCAAGAAAGAAAATATTATCCAATCGAAATTAATTTATATGAGAAAGGAGAAATAAATGTCGATTAAACAACAAATAAAATTCAAAGATAAAATTAACTTTGAAGAAGACCAACAAGATCTTGTAGATAAAACTGCAAGTATACAATCTCTAGCGGATCAAATACAAATGTTAGAGAGTTTAAATAGTAGAATAGAACTAAGTGAAAATAATTTAAAAGATTTAAAAAAAGAGCATGACCGTTTATCTGGAGAGGTAATTCCAACCATGATGGCTGAGATGGGACTATCACATCTTAAATTAGCAGATGGTTCAACGGTAGATGTAAAAGCAAATTACAGTGCAAATATTTCTGTGGCAAACAGAGAGAAAGCATTTAACTGGCTTCGTGAAAATGGCTTGGGTGATATAATCAAAAACGAGATATCCGTATCATTCGGTCGTAACGAGGATAACAAGGCAGCTGATTATGCTGCTCTTGCAGAAGAGCGTGGGTTTCAACCAACACAAAAGATGAAGGTTGAGCCCATGACTCTCAAAGCGTTAGTCCGTGAGCGTTTAGAGGCAGGCAAATCCATGCCAACGGAAATTTTCAACGTGTTTGTTGGAAATAAAACAACAATAAAAAGGAACAAATAAACATGAACCAAGTAACAGAGAAGAAACAAGGAGCATTAGCAGTCAATTTGTTTGAAGCTGATGCAAATCAAGGTGCTCAAAATATATCGCAAGAAGATCTTGCGTTACCTTTCCTAAAAATTTTGGGACAACTATCTCCAGAAGTTAATAAAAGAGATGGTAAATATGTTGAAGGCGCAGAGCCTGGCAAAATAATCAACACAGTTACAAACGAATTGTTTGATAAAATTAGTGTTGTGCCTTGTCACTACAAAAGACAATACATAGAATGGCAGGACAGAGGTACCAGCAGTGGTGCACCTGTTGCAATTCATGATGCAGATAGTGATATCGTTAGTCAAACGACTAGAGATAAATCTTACAAAGATAGATTACCAAACGGAAACTATCTTGAGAACACTGCTAATCATTTTGTATTAGTCATTGGTAAAAATCCATCAACAGCTTTGATATCTATGAAATCTACACAACTTAAAGTTAGTAGAAAATGGAATTCATTAATGATGGGTATAAAACTACAAGGTAAAAATGGTTTGTTTACACCGCCAACTTACAGCCACATTTATAATCTATCCACTGTGCAAATGTCTAATGACAAAGGGACATGGTTTGGATGGGAAGTTGAAAAGATGGGTCCAGTAGAAGATAAAGCAATCTACGAAATGGCAAAGTCTTTTGCAACAAGTGTTGGCAAAGATCAAGTGCAGGTGAAACACGGATCAGAAGACACTAAAGATTCAAATCCATATTAATAGAACCCTAGGTAGTGGGCGTCGAAGCTAGCGTGGAAACGCCCACGTATAATTTATGTTTGAAAAAATATTTAAAGGATTAGAACGTGCGCACGGTTGTACTAAAGTAAATGCACCTAGCGAGAATGGTGTTAAATTAAAAGGACAATCGTTTGTAGTACGTCAACCGGTGACCACGGAACTGTGGAAGATGCATTTAGACGGAACGCAAAGTCTGGGCATCATACCAATTAATGAAAACAATCAATGTGTTTGGGGTTGTGTAGATATAGACTCATATGCAGGGTTTGATCACAAAAAATTAATTGATAAAATAAAACAATTTAAACTACCTTTGGCTGTGTGTAGGTCAAAGAGTGGAGGTGCACACGTCTTTCTGTTTTCAGCACAACCAGTATCAGCAGAAAGAATGAGAGATAAACTAACAGAAATAAAAACATTATTAGGCTACGGCGGATCAGAAGTTTTTCCAAAACAAATACAATTAAAATCATCAGACGACACAGGTAATTTTTTAAATTTACCTTATTTTAATAGTGACAATACAACAAGATATGCATTTAAAGATGATGGTAGCGCTGCCACGTTAGAAGAATTTTACGAAATATATAATGATATAAAACAATTAAATGTATCAGAAATAAAAATAGAAAGACCAAAATCAGAGTATTCCGATGCACCACCGTGTATTGAATTAATGGCAATAAATAAAATTCCAGAAGGTGGACGTAATAATTCTATGTTTCATTTTGGCGTATACGCTAAAAAGAAATGGCCTACAGAATGGAAAAGTAGACTTACTATGTTTAATATAGAAGCATCTACAACTCCGTTAAGTGAATCAGAGGTAGATATAATTAAAAGACAACATGATAAAAAAGAATGGGGATACAAATGTAATGATACACCCATGTGTAATTTGTGTGATAAAAAATTATGCAGAGAAAGAAAATATGGTATTGGGGAAGAAATAGTTTTTCCTGCATTAACTGACTTACAAAAAATTAAATTAGAAAAGCCATATTATTACCTTAATGTTGATGGAAAAAGATTGCATTTAGAAAATGTAAAATTTTTAAAACAACAAAGTTTATTTCAAGAGGCCTGCATGGAACAATTAGATTTTAAACCACCAACAGTAAAACCTAAAGAATGGGATATGATAATAAACCCACTCATGAAGAATCATGAACCAATAGATCCACCTGAAGGGGTGACCACACAAGATCAATTACAAAATCATTTAGAAGAATTTTGTTTAGATCGGCACATTGGGTCAGACATAAAAGATTTAAAACGTGGTGGGGTTTTAACTAAAGATGGGCAACACCATTTTATATTTGATAAATTTTATAATCAATTTTTAATTAGAAAACGTTGGGACGTACCATACTCACGCACAGCGCAAATGTTAAAAGAAACTTGTAACTGTGATGATAAACGTATTGGTAAAGAAAGGATATCTGTATTTGTAGTAAAACAATTTGATAAGAAAACAGAAGAGTATACACCAAAAGAATTAAAACCAAAGGATCCATACTAATGAGAACAATTGTATTAGGACCACCAGGCACAGGTAAGACTACAACTTTGTTAAACAAAGTAGATGACTATCTTAAAAATACAGACCCAGATAAAGTTGGTTACTTTGCTTTTACACAAAAAGCTGCATACGAAGCAAGAGATAGAGCTGTTAAAAAATTTAATCTTACAGAGGATGACTTACCATATTTTAGAACTCTACACTCCCTTGCTTTTAGAAAATTAGGAATAAAAAAAGATCAAGTTATGCAACAAAGACATTACAAAGACCTTGGAAAAAAATTAGGTTTTCCGGTGACATATGCAGAGTATCAAGAAGATCAAGGTAGTATATTTAGTTCTGATAGTGAATACTTACGCATCATACAGTTAGCACAACTTAGAAATATTACACCCGAACAACAGTTTGATTTACATGAACATACACAAGATTTAGAACGTAGCACTCTTAAAATTATTGCAAACGAATTAGCGAGATATAAAAAAGAATACAACCTAATAGACTTTAATGACATGATTTTAGAGTTTACAAAGTCAGATAAGTCACCAAAGTTTGATGTTGTTTTTATAGATGAAGCACAAGATTTATCACTTATGCAATGGGATATGGCAAGAACAATATGGAATAAAACACAGGATTCTTTTATTGCAGGTGATGATGACCAAGCAATATACAAGTGGGCTGGCGCTGACGTAGATTCTTTTATAGCATTAGAGGGACAATACTTACCTCTTACACAATCATTTAGAATACCTGCAAAAGTTCATGGAGTCGCCATGGGTATAATAAATAGAATTAGAAATAGAATAGATAAAACATGGCAACCAAAAACTGTTCAAGGTAGTTTACAAAGACATTACAATGCGGACACAATTGATATGTCATCAGGCGAGTGGTTAGTCTTAGCTAGAACTAAATATTTATTAAAAGATGTAGAAGAATCTTTATATCAGCGTGGTTTATATTATCTGTCCAGGTACAGAAGAGGAACTGAAAAAGATTTACACGAAGCAGCAACAGCGTGGGAACAACTACGACAGGGTCAATTAGTTTCTTATAAACAAATAGAAATCATATCTAAATACATGACATCTAAAAACTGGCATAAGAAAAAAATAAAAGGTATGGCTAAAGAATCTTTTTATGGAATAGATCAACTTGCAAGAGATTATGGATTACAAGTTAAAACAGTTTGGTATGAAGCGTTTGATGATGCAGGTCAAACTAAAGTAGATTATTTAAGAAAGATGAGAAAGAATGGTGAAAAGTTAAATGAAAGACCAAGAATAGAGTTGTCTACAATACATGGTGCAAAAGGTGGTGAATCGCAGAATGTTGTGTTGTTGACAGATTTAACTCAAAACACGATGAAAGGTTATGAAAGAGATCCAGACGATGAGAACAGATTGTTTTATGTTGGTGCAACTAGAACAAAAGAAAATTTACACATAATAGAACCAAAAAAATATGAGAAGGGATATTTACTATGAAACCATACGATAAACAAATCGGAGGATCACATTATCAAAAATATAAAATTCAGCCTAGCAAGTTTGTAATAGAGAATGAGTTGTTATATCCGGAAGGCTGTGCTATAAAATATATAATAAGACATCGTGACAAGGGAAAGAAGCAAGACATATTGAAAGCAATACACTTTTTAGAAATGATTATTGAAAGGGATTACGATGCAGATACCTCTATTTAAACCACAGACAGAGTGGCTGCCGCCAGAAAATTTTCCAGACTTATCTAAGTATGATGAGATAGCAATTGATTTAGAAACTAAAGATCCAGACTTAATGAAAATGGGATCGGGATCTGTTGTAGGTAACGGAGATGTTGTAGGTGTTGCTGTGGCTGTGCCAGGCTGGTCTGGTTATTATCCCATCGCTCACGAAGGCGGTGGTAACATGGATCGTAAGAAAGTTTTAAAATGGTTTCAAGGTGTATTAGATACACCCGCAGATAAAATATTTCACAACGCTATGTATGACGTATGTTGGATACAAGCGCTAGGTTTAAGTGTGAGCGGTAAAATTATAGACACGATGATTGCATCTGCCCTTGTTGATGAAAATCAAATGCGCTATGACTTAAACAGTTGTGCTAAAAGATACACCGGCAAAACAAAAAGTGAAAGTGATTTATATTCAGCTGCAAAAGATTGGGGGGTTGACGCTAAAGCAGAAATGTATAAACTACCTGCCATTTATGTTGGTGCATATGCAGAAAAAGATGCAGAAATAACTTTAGAGTTGTGGCACGAACTTAAAAAAGAAATACTTCACCAAGATATACAATCTATTTTTGATTTAGAGACTGAGTTGTTTCCTTGTCTGGTTGATATGCGTTTCCTAGGGGTTCGGGTAGACGTGACAGGAGCCAATCAATTAAAAACACAACTGACCAAAAAAGAAGAATCATTATTACACCAAGTGAAAAAAGAAACAGGAGTAGATACTCAGATATGGGCTGCCAGATCGATTGCACAAGTCTTTGACAAATTGAAATTAGATTACGATAGAACTGAAAAAACACAATCACCTTCCTTTACTAAAAATTTTTTACAGAATCACCCCCACCCGACTGTGAAACTAATTGCCCAAGCCCGTGAAATAAACAAGGCTCATACCACGTTTATAGATACCATAATTAAATACTCACATAAAGGTAGAATTCATTCTGAAATAAACCAGCTTCGATCAGATAATGGCGGAACTGTGACCGGTAGATTTAGTTATTCAAACCCAAATTTACAGCAAATACCAGCTAGAAACAAAGACCTTGGACCTTTGATTAGGGCCTTATTTGTGCCCGAGGAGGGCCATAGATGGGGTTGTTTTGACTATTCTCAGCAAGAGCCTAGGCTGGTAGTGCATTATGCAGCTTTACAGAATCTCTATGGAGTGGGCGATGTATTGGATGCGTATCGTGAGGGCGATGCGGACTTTCATACGATCGTTGCAGACATGGCAGAGATACCTAGATCACAGGCTAAGACCATAAATCTTGGCCTGTTCTATGGTATGGGTAAAAATAAATTACAAGCAGAACTAGGTATCAGTAAAGACAAAGCAGAGGCTTTGTTTAAACAATATCACAACAGAGTTCCATTTGTAAAAATGTTAATGGACAATGTCATGCAACGTGCACAAGACTCTGGTCGAATCCGTACATTGCTAGGACGACTATGTAGGTTTCATCTATGGGAACCTAATCAGTTTGGTATACACAAAGCATTGCCACACGATGCAGCGCTCTTGGAACACGGACCAGGGATTAAACGTGCTTACACATACAAAGCTTTAAATAAATTAATACAAGGATCAGCAGCTGACATGACAAAGAAAGCTATGATAGAATTACATAAAGAAGGTATCGTACCGCATATACAAGTGCATGATGAACTTGATATATCTGTTGATGGTAATGCAGATAAAATAAAAGATATTATGGAATCCGCAGTTGACTTAGAAGTACCAAATAAAGTAGATTACGAATCCGGTCCTAATTGGGGCCAAATAAAATGAGGTTAATTTATGGCTTACTTAAATGCAAATATTCCTGTACAATACGCGCAAATAAAAAAGGAGTATTTATATGACCTTAGAAAACATAAAGGGGAAGTTGAAGACTGTATTGTGTTCGGTATTACCTCCCTTACTGGCCGTGCTATCTTATTTCATGCACTTATGGAAAATGGCGCTGTCTTTTATCGTCTCCCGATTAGCGCCTTCATACAAAGGGGTTTTGACAGAGAAAAAGTTCCTGAACGCAGACTTGACGAGTTGGAGCTTTGGAATTCTTTTAGTTATTATCCTGCTGTTACTTCTTGGGATATTTTAGCATCAGTCTCTGGCAAATACATAGGCAAAGATAAGAAATGGCATCACGGTAGATATTTATTTACTGTTGACTGGGGACATCCAGATGCTAATATTCTAAACTCTGATCATTCAGAGATACCGCACGAGCATAAGTGCGCTCACATAATTGCATTAGATGATGGTAATTATGCAGCACAACCTAACAACAGATGTATATGGGATCTACCTTCATTTACAGTGAAGGACAACATACCTGATTGGAAAGTGCAAACTTCAGAATGGAATGTAGAAGATACAGGTCAATGGAAAACAGAAGACACTGATAACTTCTTCTATGAAATTGAGGAAAAAAAGAAATGAGGGCTCATTATGAACTACACATTTACTGCGGTGTTAATAATTTTGTTTTGTTTACTGGCTTTTTTCATACGACCCCCTTGGCAACCGCCATTGAAAATTGATACAAAAGAATATATAATCCCGCTGCCAAAACCAAAATTAAATGAGTAAAAAAGCATTAGATATATCAGACGAAGCACGTGTGCAGATG